AGACCAAGTAGTCAATATGAGTTTATCGTTGACGGCGAAAGACTATATAGAGTTTTATCTAATTTTATTACAATTAAATATGAATATCAAGGAAACGAAGAAGAATATAATCCAAGCTGGGCATAAAGCAGTTGAAGAGCTGATTAAAGTAGCTAAGGAGGCGATCGTTGATTCAGACGATGATATATCAGCAGATAGGCTTAAAAATGCGGCAGCTACTAAAAAATTAGCTATATTTGACGCATTTGAAATACTTAACAGAATCCAAGAAGAAGAAAACTTGCTTGAGGGTAAAACACCTAAAGATACAAAGGAAAAAACTTTTAGAGGATTTGCAGAAGGTAGATCTAAGTAATGTACGAGCAAAGTTTAGTTAAAACAATAGAACCTATTAAAAAGACAACTATTAGTCGTCTTAATAAATCTAAAAAATGGAAATATGGATATGATAAAGAACACGATATTATTATTATTTCAAAAACTGGAAAAATTGGCGAAGTGGTTGAAATTCAAAACTTGCGAGTTGCTTTACCCTTGCAGCCAAAAAACGTGCACGTGCACCCCAAAAACAAATGGGTAAAATTTGAACAACCTAAAGAATTACAACGTTTAAAAAATATATTTGATTGGAGAGAGTATCCTGAAGATCAAAAAGAACAATGGTTTGATTATATAGACGAGGAGTTTAAAAGAAGAGAAGAAGGTTTTTGGTTTACTAATAATGGTAAAGCAACTTGGATACCTGGAACTCATTATATGTATTTACAATGGAGTAAAATAGATGTAGGCGCTCCTGATTTTAGAGAAGCAAATAGATTATTTTTTATATTTTGGGAAGCTTGTAAAGCAGATAAAAGATGTTACGGTATGTGCTACTTAAAGAACAGAAGATCAGGGTTTTCTTTTATGTCATCCGCCGAAACAGTTAACTTAGCCACTCTTGCAAGTGATAGTAGATATGGTATACTATCTAAATCAGGTGCTGATGCTAAAAAAATGTTTACAGATAAAGTTGTTCCTATCTCAATTAACTATCCGTTTTTTTTTAAACCAGTACAAGATGGTATGGACCGTCCAAAGTCAGAACTTGCTTATCGTGTACCTGCTAGCAAGTTTACAAGAAAAAAGATTACGGCTAATGAAAAGCTAGAAGATATACAAGGTTTAGATACTACTATTGATTGGAAAAATACAGGTGATAATAGTTATGACGGTGAAAAACTAAACTTATTAGTACATGATGAAAGTGGTAAATGGGAAAGGCCTGATAATATATTAAACAACTGGAGAGTTACAAAAACATGTTTAAGATTAGGTAGTAGAATAGTTGGTAAGTGTATGATGGGTTCAACATCAAATGCTTTAGATAAAGGAGGCGATAACTTTAAAAAATTATACAATGCATCAGATGTCACTAAGAGAAATAGAAATGGTCAAACAAAGTCTGGTTTATACTCTTTGTTCATCCCAATGGAATGGAACTACGAAGGATTTATTGACGAGTACGGAATTCCAGTTTTCACTACTCCTGACCGCGATGTCTACGCCCCAGATAGTGAACTAATAGATGTAGGTGTAATAGATAACTGGCAAAACGAAGTTGATGGTTTAAAAGAAGATCAAGATGCTTTAAATGAATTTTACCGACAGTTTCCAAGAACTACTGAGCACGCTTTTAGAGATGAAACTAAAAACAGTATATTTAATCTTGTTAAAATATACGAACAGATAGATTACAACGAAGAGATGTCTAGAACGCTAGGAGTTACTCAAGGTAATTTTCAATGGGTAAACGGAGTTAAAGATAGTCAAGTTATTTTTTATCCAGATCAAAAAGGTAGATTTAAAGTTAGCTGGGTTCCACCTCAGCAATTACAAAATAGAGTGGTTCTTAAAAATGGTATAAAATATCCTGGTAATGAACACATGGGAGCATTTGGTTGTGACTCGTATGATATATCAGGGACCGTAGATGGAGAAGGATCAAAAGGAGCATTACACGGCTTAACCAGGTTTAGTATGGAGGACGCTCCTGCGAATAGCTTTTTTTTAGAATACTTATCAAGACCACCTACGGCAGAAATATTTTTTGAAGATGTATTAATGGCATTAGTATTTTATGGTATGCCAATACTAGCAGAGAACAATAAGCCTAGATTGTTATATTATTTAAGGCGTAGAGGTTATAGAGGTTTTAGCATGAACAGACCTGATAAAATATGGAACAAGTTATCTGTAGCAGAAAAAGAAGTAGGTGGAATACCAAATTCTAGCGAAGATATAAAACAAGCTCACGCCGCTGCAATAGAAATGTATATACAAGATCACGTAGGTATAAAGCAAGATGGAACTCATGGTGATTTATACTTTAATGATTTGTTAAACGATTGGAGTAAGTTTGATATAAACAAAAGAACAAAGTTTGACGCATCTATAAGTTCTGGTTTAGCTATAATGGCAAACAATAGACACTTGTATGCCCCAAACTCAAGGGTTGAAAAACCAAAACTAAATATAAACGTTTCTAAGTATAGTAATACTGGAAATAATTCACAAATAATCAAATAATAAATATGGCATATTCTGGTAGTAGTTATTTTCCAAGCCAAACTGTAAGTGATGCTGAAAAGCTAAGTTATGATTATGGTTTAAAAGTAGGTAAAGCTATAAAGCAAGAGTGGTTTAATGAAGATAGAAACCATAATAGATACAGATCAAATCACAGTGATTTTCATAATTTAAGATTGTACGCTAGAGGTGAGCAATCTATACAAAAATATAAGGATGAGTTATCTATAAATGGTGATTTGTCCTATTTAAATTTAGACTGGAAGCCAGTTCCAATTATTTCTAAATTTGTAGATATAGTTGTTAATGGTATAGCCGAAAGAACATACGATATAAAAGCTTTTTCCCAAGATCCTTTTGGTATGGCGAAAAGAACAGAGTACATGAATTCTATGTTAGCCGACATGAGAACAAAAGAGCTTAATGAATTTTCAAAACAAAATTTTGGAATAAATTTAGCTGAAAACGACGAAGATACTTTACCTGAAACAAAAGAAGAGTTAGAACTTCACATGCAGTTAACATATAAACAAGCTGTTGAAATTGCAGAAGAACAAGCGTTAAGCGTGTTGATGGAAGGTAGTAATTATGAGTTAATAAAGAAAAGATTTTATTACGATCTTACAGTTTTAGGTATAGGTGCTGTAAAAACTTCTTTTAATACTTCTGAAGGAGTTGTTGTAGATTATGTTGATCCAGCTAATTTGGTTTACTCTTATACTGAGTCACCTTATTTTGAAGATATATACTACGTAGGCGAAGTTAAAACTATTCCAGTTAATGAATTAGCAAAAGAGTTTCCTCATTTAAAAGAAAGCGATCTAGAAGATATAATGAAAAACAAATCATATAATAGATCAAACTACAACGCTAGGCATAGCGAAGACAAAGAAGATAATAACACTATTCAAGTTTTATATTTTAATTATAAAACTTATATGAATGAAGTTTATAAAGTAAAAGAAACTGGAACTGGTGCTGAAAAAATTATACCTAAAGATGATTCATTTAATCCGCCTGAAGATATGGAAGGCGGTTTTAGTAGGATGTTAAGATCTATAGAGACACTTTATGATGGGGCTATGATACTTGGCACAGACAAACTACTTAAGTGGGAAATGTCTAAAAATATGATGCGTCCTAAAAGTGACTTTACTAAAGTTAAGATGAACTATTCTATTGTAGCACCTAGGATGTATAATGGTAAAATTGATTCATTAGTAAAACGTATAACAGGTTTCGCTGATATGATACAACTTACACATTTAAAGTTGCAACAAGTAATGTCACGTATGGTTCCAGATGGTGTTTATTTAGACGCTGATGGTTTAGCTGAAGTTGATTTAGGTAATGGTACCAACTACAACCCACAAGAAGCTTTAAACATGTTTTTTCAAACTGGTTCTGTTATAGGTAGATCATTTACTCAAGACGGAGATATGAATCCAGGTAAAGTGCCTATTCAAGAAATAACTTCTGGATCTGGTGGTAATAAAATGCAAGCTCTTATTGGTAATTACAATTATTATTTACAAATGATAAGAGATACAACTGGTCTTAACGAAGCTAGAGATGGTAGTATGCCAGACAAAAATGCTTTAGTAGGAGTTCAAAAGTTAGCTGCTGCAAATTCAAACACAGCTACTAGACACATACTTCAATCTGGATTATTTTTAACAGCAGAAGTTGCTGAGTGTTTGTCACTTAGAATATCAGATATTATTGAGTACTCACCAACAAAAGATGCTTTTATACAAGCTATAGGTGTTCACAATGTAGCAACGCTTAAAGAAATGTCTGATTTACATCTTTATGATTTTGGTATATTTATAAATTTAACGCCAGATGAAGAAGAAAAAGCTATATTAGAAAATAATATTCAAGTGGCTTTACAACAAAAAACTATAGAGCTTGAAGATGCTATTGACTTAAGAGATATAAAAAACATTAAACTAGCAAATCAACTTCTTAAAATACGAAGAAAAAAGAAAGGCGAAAAAGATCAAGCAATACAACAACAAAATATACAAGCACAAGCACAGGCAAATGCTCAGGCTGCTCAAGCTGCTGCTCAGGTAGACACGCAAAAAGAGCAAATATTAAACCAAGGTAAAGCTCAGTTTGAACAGATGAAAGCTCAAATTGATTCACAAAAAATGCAACAAGAAGTAATGCATAAAAAAGAATTGATGGCTTTAGAATTTCAATACAGCATGCAGCTTAAAGGTGTTGAAGTAGATGGTATGAAAAGTAGAGAAAAAGAAAAAGAAGATAGAAAAGACGAAAGAACAAAGATACAAGCTACACAGCAATCAGAAATGATTGACCAAAGAAATAGTGGAAAACCACCTAAAAACTTTGAGTCCGCAGGTAATGATATACTAGGTGGAGGATTTGATTTAGGTTCGTTTGACCCTAGTTAGAATTATTAATTATTATTATATTATATTATGGAAGAAAAATTAGAAGAAGTAGTTGAAGAAACTACCCAGAACCAACAGGATCCAGGTGATGAAAACATGGTTAAAGTTGATGAAAGTAAATTTGAATCTGCTGGCGACGACAGTGTTATAAAAGTAGATCTAAGTAAACCACCAACACCAGAAAAAAATGAAACTAAAGAAGATAACGCTGACGACAGCGGAGTGGTTGCAGAGCCTAAAGATGCCGATGCCACAGAAAAACAAAAAGAAGTACAGCCGGAAGCTGAAACACAAGAAACTCCAGTATTAGAAGAAATTACTGAAGATTCTACTGAAGAAGAAGTTGCTGAAGCAGAAGAGCAAATAGAAGAAGCCGTAGCAGAAGCAGAAGCAATTGGAAAGCCAATACCAGAAAATATTCAAAAGTTAATGGACTTTATGGAAGAAACTGGTGGTGATTTAAGTGACTATGTAAAGCTTAACCAAGATTATTCAAAACTAGATGATCAAAATCTATTGTATGAATATTACAAGCAAACAAAACCTCACTTAAACAATGAAGAAATTAACTTCCTTATGGAAGATCAATTCTCTTACGACGAAGAAGTTGACGAAGAAAGAGATATAAGAAGAAAAAAATTA